GGCGCCCCCGGCGAGGCCAGGATCCGGCGCTACTGGGGCCTGCACCCGGATCACGGCATGTGTATCGCCACCGGGCCCGGCTCGGGCGTCGTGGCGATCGACATCGACAGCTACCACGGTGGCGACGAGTCGTGGGCCGAGCTCGAGCAGCGCCACGGCGCCGCGCCAGTGACGGTCGAGGCCGTCACTGGCGGGGGAGGGCGGCACCTACTGTTCACGCACCCCGACGACGGCGGGCCGATCATCACCAACGCCGCCCACGGCATGCCGCCCGGCGTGGACGTGCGCGGCGACGGCGGCCAGATCGTCGTCGCCCCGACCGTGCACCCCGGTACCGGTGCGCTGTACGCCTGGGAGGTCGAGCACGATCCGCTGGAGGGCTTCCCGGTGGCGGCGATGCCGCAGTGGCTCGTCGACCTTCTGCGCACGCCACCGCCCGCCCAGCAGGCCCGCGCCGAGCGGGTGCCGTACGCCGGCGCCGACTCGATCGTGGACCGCTTCGCCGCCGACCACACCTGGCCCGAGCTGCTCACGCCGGCCGGGTGGTCGTACCACTCGACGCGCGCCGATCGCGGCGGCACCTACGAGCTGTGGACCCGGCCGGGCAAGGAGCCTCGCGACGGGATCAGCGCCTCGCTGTACTACGGCGGCTCGGACGTGCTCAAGGTGTTCACGTCGTCGGCCGCGCCGCTCGTCGGCGGGCAGACCTACACCCGGTTCGGGTTCTGGGCGGCCATGACACATGGGGGCGACCACTCCGGGGCGGCGCGGGCCTACCGGCGCCAGGTCAACGCCAGCGAACGAGGAGCGACGACCGTGACGACCGCCGTGGAGCCCGCCGAACCGAGCGCAGCGCCCGAGGACGACCATGGGCCGATCGACCAGCCCTACACCGACCTCGGCAACGCCCGGCGGCTCGTGGACTCCCACGGCCACGACCTGCGCTGGGCGCCGCAGTTCGGCTCGTGGCTCGTGTGGGACGGGATGCGCTGGGCCGAGGACCTCACCGGCGAGGCCCACCGGCGCGCCAAGGCGGTCGTCGACGGGTTCTACACGCAGCTGGCCACGATCCCGAGCGACGAGGCCCGCAAGAAGCTGGCGGCGCACTGGATGCGCTCCCAGGGGGCGTCGCGCCTCGAGGCCATGGTCGCCCTGGCGCGCACCGAGCCGGGCGTGCCGGTCACCGTCGCCGAGCTCGACGCCGACCCGTGGCTGTTCAACACGCGCTCAGGGGCGATCGACCTGCGCGCCGGCACCGTCGCCGCCGGCGAGCGCCGCCACCTCGTCACCAAGCTGGCCCACGTCGACCACGACCCGGCCGCCGGCTGCCCGACGTGGCGGTGGTTCGTCGACTGGGCGATGCAGGGCGACGAGGAGCTCGTCGGCTTCCTGCAGCGCGCCGTCGGTTACTCGCTGAGCGGCTCGGTGGCCGAGCAGTGCCTGTTCTTCCTGCACGGCTCGGGCGCCAACGGCAAGTCGACGTTCCTCAACGTGCTGCAGCGCCTCGCCGGCGAGTACGCCCTCGCGGCCGAGGCCGATCTGCTGCTCGCCACCACGCACGAGCGCCACTCCACCGGCATCGCCGACCTCGTCGGGCGGCGCCTGGTGGTCGTGCAGGAGACCGACGACGGGCGCCGGCTGGCCGAGGCGACGGTCAAGCAGCTCACCGGTGGCGACACCATCCGGGCCCGGCGGATGCGCCAGGACAACTTCGAGTTCCGCCCCACCCACAAGCTGTGGATGGCGGCGAACCACCGGCCGATGGTACGCGGCACCGACCACGGCATCTGGCGGCGCATCCGCATGGTGCCGTTCCTCAACGCCGTGGCGCCCGGCCAGCAGGACCCCGAGCTGTTCGAGCGGCTTGTCGGCGAGCTGCCCGGCATCCTCAACTGGGCGCTCGAGGGCTGCCAGGAGTGGCGCACGGGCGGCCTGCGCCCGCCGGCGGCCGTGCTCAACGCCACCGCCGAGTACCGCACCGAGCAGGACCACGTCGGGCGGTTCATCGAGGACTGCTGCGAGCTGGCCGACGACGTCTGCGTGGCCGCGAAGGATCTCCGCACCGCCTACGAACGGTGGTGCGAGGAGAACGGAGAGCGGCCATGGAGCGCCAAGGCGATGGCCCCACAGCTGGTCGACCGGGGGTGCGAACGAGTCAAGGGCGGGCACACGCGGGCGTGGTCGTGGGTCGGCGTGACGCTCGCCGACAACCCTCAGGCGGCCACGGCCTCGATGCTGATGGGTCGCATGTCGGCGGCCAATGGGTCGCGGCAGGCCGAAGGGACCACCCCGCCAACGGGTGATGCGACCCATGTGACCCATCCGCAATGGGTCGCGGACGAAATCCCACTACCAGGTGAGATGGACCGCCGCGACCCATGTGACCCTTCCACCGTTTCCCGCGTAGCGCGCGCACGCACGGCAGGTGATACGGAGGATGGGTCACATGGGTCGCGGCAAGCGTTCGTCGGCCCCGACGGCGAGCCGATCGAGCCGTTCTGATGGCGGCTGCAGCGACTCCCGGCCGCCTCGACCCGGCCCGCCTCGTCGAGCACATGGCGCCGATGAGCCTCCGGGCCGTGGCTCGCCGGATCGGGGTAGATCCCGCCGTGCTGTGCCGGCCGCTGAGCGAGGGCCAGGCCGATCGCTACTGCGCCCGGCTCGCCGTGCACCCCGGCGAGGTGTGGGGCGCCGACTGGTACCGTCCGGGGAAGCCCGCCGCTGTCGGTCTCGGCGAGGAGCGAGCAGAGCGCGAAGCAGTCCCGGCGCTGGCCTCGACCGCGTTCCCGCGAGTTCCCCGTTCGTCCTGGATGGCGAACGGGGACTACGACGAGGGTCCGGCCCTGCCGACGGCGTCCGACAGGCGCTCCATTCGCGAGTCTGCCGGCCTGTCGAAGCTGCAAATGGCAGAGATGCTCGGGGTGTCACGAACGAGCGTTCTGAACTGGGAGCAGGGTGGCAATCCGCGACTTGACGCCAGACGGGACTACGCCGAGATGCTGGAAGCGATTGCCGCCGGCCATCGTCCGCAGCCGCCGCCCGGCCGCGTGCGTCGCCGGCGAATCACCGCCGAACAACAGGCCGCGATCGGGGCGATACTCAGCTTCCTGCGGTCACGTGCCCAGCAGTCGGGCGACGAAACGGTCGATCTCGGCAACAGGGACGAGCCTGTGGTCGCCGATGCTGACGAACCCCAGGTCGCCCTGCTCGATCAGATCGATGACCATCGGAGTGCTGATGCCCAACACGAGGGCGGCAGTCTCCACTGAGAGCAGGCGGGGCTCTATCGTGGCCACGGCGTGACAGCCTGCACGGTCAACGCACGCTTTGCAAAGTTGCAAGCGTGATGCAAAGGAAGCGCTGGACCGCTGCCGAGAAGGCCGAGGCGCTGGCCATCATGGCCGCAGAGGGGCTCGCAGCAGCCGCTGAGCGCACGGGCATCCCGCAGGGCACCATCGCCTCGTGGGGCCACCGTGGCGGCGTCAGGGCCCCCGACGCCGAGCAGACCAAGTCGGCCGTCGCCACCCGCGTCGCCACCATGGCACAGCGCAAGGCGACGCTCGCCGAGGGGCTGCTCGCCGACGTCGAGCGGCTGCGCGCCGAGCTGTTCGCCCCGGTGCTCGAGCGCAAGGTCGTCACCGTGCGCGGCGGCCACGCCGACCAGGGCACCGTCGCCGAGATCGTCGACGTGAAGCACGCCCGCCCGAGCCCGGCTGACCAGAAGCGCCTCGCCGAGGCGATCTCGACGATGATCGACAAGATCCAGCTGCTGACCGGCGGGCTCACCGCGGCGCTCGGCGTGGTCGAGGCCCCGGCACCGGCCGAGCTCACCCCGCCCGAGGAGCGCCAGCGCGCCCTCGCCGTCGTGCACGAGCTCGCCGGGCGGGTGAAGGCGTCGTGACCCTACTCGACGACCTCACCGTCGAGCAGCTCGAGGAGATCGCCGTGCGTTCGGCCGAGGAGCTGTCCGCCGAGCTGTGGCTGACCAGGGTGCTGCCCGGCTACTGCGGGGCGAGCGGCATCGAAGCCCTCGACGAGGCCGAGGCGCTGTTCGCCGAGCATCACCGGGCGTTCTGGCGCTGGCTGTGGTCGATCGAGCCGGGCGTGCGGCCCGAGGCGTTCCTCGGCATCTGGCCGCGGGGCGGCGCCAAGTCCACGTCGGCTGAGATGGGCGCGGTGGCGCTCGGCTGCCGCGGCAAACGGCGCTATGGGCTCTACGTGTGCGGCACGCAGCCCCAGGCCGACGACCACGTCGGCAACGTCGGGGCGATGCTGCAGGGCGACCGGGTGGAGCGCTGGTACCCGGCGATGGCCGCCCGCCTGGTCGACAAGTTCGGTACGTCGAAGGGCTGGCGGCGCAACCGGCTGCGCACCGCGACGGGGTTCACCGTCGACGCCATCGGGCTCGACACGGCCAGCCGCGGCGTCAAGCTCGAGGACCAGCGGCCCGACTTCATCGTGATCGACGACATCGACGTGCACGACGACTCGCCGCGCGAGGTCAAGCGCAAGATCGACGCACTGACCAAGGGCCTGTTCCCTGCCGGGTCGCCCGACGTGGCCATCCTCGGGATCCAGAACCTGATCCACCGCGACGGCGTGTTCGCCCGCCTGGCGTCGAACCGGGCCAAGTTCCTCGCCCGGCGCACCGTGTCGGGCCCGATCCCCGCGGTGCGTGGCCTGGTGACCCGCCACGAGCCGCAGCCCGACGGCACGGGGCGCGACGTGATCGTCGCCGGTGAGCCGACCTGGTCGGGCCAGCCGCTGGAGCGCTGCCAGGAGCAGATCCACGACTGGGGGCTACTTGCCTTCCTCGCCGAGGCGCAGCACGACGTGCACCGCCGTGAGGGCTCGCTGTGGACGCCCGAGCAGCTCGCCACGGTGCGCCAGGCCGAGCCCGACGTCCTCGACCGCGTCGTCGTCGGCGTCGACCCCTCGGGCGGCTCGACGGACGACCACGACGCCCAGGGGATCGTCGTCGCCGGGCGGCGCGGGCCGAAGGCGTGGATCCTCGAGGACGCCACCGGCCACCGCACGCCGGCCGGGTGGGGCGACCGGGCGGTGGACGCCTGGGAGGACTGGGACGCCGACGCCTTCGTGTGCGAGACCAACTTCGGCGGCGACATGTGCGCCGACGTGCTGCGCTCGGCGCTGGAGCGGCGCTACGGCCCGGTGCTGCGCGACGAGAGCGACACGCTCGGCCCCGGCGCCGGGCGGCGGCTGCGGCTGTGGTTCGCCGGGAACCGGGTCGTGGAGATCCGCCTGATCACCGCGAGCCGCGGCAAGCGGGCCCGCGCCGAGCCGGTCGCGGCGCTGTACGGGCGGCCCGACGAGCCCGACACCTGGTCAACGACGCGTGTCCACCATGGGGCGCACTTCGCCGAGCTGGAGGACGAGATGACGAGCTGGTCGCCAGAGGCGCCGTGGTCCCCGAACCGCATGGACGCCGCCGTGTGGGCGATCACCGACCTGATGCTCGACGCCCCGACCCGCGGCCGGCGCCGATCGATCGTGAGCGTCGGATGACCGGGCTCGTACTGCGCGGCGCGCGCGACCCCCGCGGCTCGACACGCCTGCTCGGCTGGACGTCGCCCGGGCTGGCCCAGGTCGAGCACTGGAACGCCGATCAGGCGTTCCGATACGGCTACCTGGCCAACGTCATCGCCTACCGCTGCATCCAACTGCGCGCCAACGCCCTCGCCGCCGTGCCGTTCGTCGCCGGGCGACGCCTCGACGACGCGAAGACGATCCGCGAGAACGCCCCGCTCGCCAAGCTGCTCGGCGTGCCGCCGGGCGGGCCGGCGCCCAAGCTGAGCGCGCGCAAGCTGTTCCGCTGGACAGTGGCGCAGAAGATCGTCACCGGGCGCTACGCCTGGGAGATCGAGACTGACGGCCGCGGCGTGCCGGTGGCGTTCTGGCCGATGGCGTCGACCGCACTCAAGGCCACGCCGTCGGCGGGCGGCACCGAGTGGTTCCGCCTGTTCGAGTACGGCCTCGGGGCCGACCCGGTGAAGTTCAAGCCCGACCAGGTGTTCTACTCGTGGGAGCCGTCGGGCCAGGACTTCCGCCAGGCCGAGTCGCCACTCGAGGCGGCGCGCTGGAACCTGTCGCTCGTCCAGCTGTGCGATCGCTACGGGGTCAGCTTCCTCAAGAACAACGCCGTGCCCGCGGCGATCATCACCACGACGGCGTTCCCGAACGACGAGCTGCGCCGCGGCTTCCGCCAGCAGTGGTCGTCCGAGTTCGAGGGCGCCGACAACGCCGGGCGGACGATGTTCAACGAGGTCGGCGACGACGGCGACGGCCCGGTGGGTGAGTCGATCGACGTCAAGGTGCTCGGCCTGTCCGCCAAGGACGCCCGGCTGATCGAGCAGCGCATCGAGGCCACCAAGGAGATCGCCATCGCCCTCGGCACGCCGTGGTCGAAGCTCGACGCCTCGGGGCGCACGTTCGACAACGCCGACGCCGAGGACCGGGACTGGTGGGAGAACACGATCCTGCCCGACCTGTGCGACCTGCAGGACGAGATCAACATGCAGCTCGCCCCGCGGCTGGGCAGCGAGGTCGGCTGGTTCGACCTGCGCGGCGTGCGCGCCCTGCAGCGCCGCTACCTGCCGATCGCCGCGGCGGACCTGCCGACGCTCGTGCAGGGCGGCATCCTGGTCAAGAACGAGGCGCGCAGCGAGCTGGGCTACGAGCCGGTTGACGGCGGCGACGAGTTCACCGAGCCCGTCGGGCGGCAGGCCGGGCACGGCGGGCTCGCCCCGCCGCCCGCGGCGAACGACCCGAGCCTCAACGGCGACCAGCCGGCGCGCGCCACCGAGCCCGAGAACCGGATGCCCGACCCGGCGGCGATCGAGGCCCGGCGCGCCCGGGTGTGGCACGCCGCCGACGCCACGGTGCGCTCGCTGGAGGCCCGCTGGCAGCGCTCCATCGCCCGCCTGCTGCACCGCCAGGAGGAGAGCGTGCTCGCCCGCCTACGGGGCAAGCGGGGCCGTCAGGCGCTCGGCTACGGCACCGACGGCCAGCCGCTGGCCGAGCGGCGCGACTCGACGCCCGGCCCGATCGACCCCGAGGAGCTGTTCTCGTCCGAGTTCTGGACCGCGGAGACCGCCGACGTGGCGCAGTCGCTGTTCGAGGATGTCGCCCTGGCGGCCGGCACCCGGCTGTCGACGGCGTTCGGCATCGCCTTCGACGTGTCGTCGCCGTGGGCGCAGCAGTTCATCACCGACCGCGTCAACCAGCTCGCCCCGACGGTCACGGCCACGACCCGCGACGCGATCACCGCACAGCTCGCCGAGGGCGTCGGCGCGGGGGAGTCGATCGACCAGCTCGCCGAGCGGATCCGCTCGCTGTTCCAGCAGACCTACGCCAGCCGGGCCGAGACGGTGGCGCGCACCGAGGTGATCGGGGCGTACAACGGCGCCAGCGTGCTCGGCGCCGCGCAGCTGCCCGCCGACGTCGTGGCCGCCCAGGAGTGGATCGCCACCCGCGACGGGCGCACGCGCGAGGCGCACGCCTCGGCCGACGGCCAGACGGTCGGGATCGGCACGGCGTTCCTGGTCGGCGGCCACCAGATGGCCTACCCGGGCGACCCGAACGGCGGCGCGTCCAACACGGTCAACTGCCGCTGCACGGTGGCGTTCCTGACGCCCGAGGAGTGGCAGGCGATGACCGACCGGGCGCGGCTCACGGTGGAGGCGCGCACGGCCAAGGCGCTGCTCGCGGCCGTGCAGCGCGGTGACGAGTTCGACCTGCTCGGCTTCCGCCGAGCCATCGAGGAGGTAGCGACGTGCCCGGCAGCCTGACCAGGATGGAGCGCCGCAGCCGGCGCACCGAGTTCCGCGACGTGCCCGGCTCCAACGGGCGCCAGAAGTGGGCGACCGCGGTGGCCTACAACGTGGCCGACGATTTTGGGACCCTCTGGCTGCCCGGCGTGTTCGACGCCTCGCTGGCGACGCGCATGCCCACGATCCTCTACGGCCACGTCTGGGAGGACATCGGCCAGGTGGTCGGCGCGGGCATCGACTTCCGCCAGACGCCCGCCGAGGTCGGCCCGCCCGGCGTCGACGTGCTGTTCGAGTTCGCCGACCCGGCCGACGTCGAGGCCGCCCGCCTGGCGATGGTGCTCACCTCGCCCCAGGCGACGAGCCGCGGGGCGATCCTGCAGGACATGAGCGTCGGCTTCGTGCGCGAGCAGTGGCTGACCCGCGACAAGCTGACCCCCGAGCAGCTCGCCGCCGGGGCGTCCGAGGCGATGCAGCAGGCCGGGATGGACGAGCTGTCGATCGTCGTGCGTGGCGCGGTGCCCGGCGCGCAGATGCGTGGCCGGCGCGCGGGCATCGACCTCGACGCCGTGGTCGAGCTGGCGCGGCGCAAGGCGGCCGGGGAGATCACCGACGCCGAGGCCCAGGCGGCGATCGCCCTGCTCGAGGCTGTCGGCCACCAGGCCCCCGCGGGCGGCGACCCCGCGGCGAGTGGCGCGCCCTCCGGTGACGACGCACCTGCACCGGAGGGCGACGCCGCTGACCTGGCGGCGCTGGAGGCCGCGGCAGACGCCGCGCTGGCGTCGATCGGGCGCTCCCGGCGCTGATCAACACCCGCGCCGCACCATCGGCGACCGTGACAGCTCCACGAGTGATGGCCTACCCGGCCGACCAGGGCGGGTGCGGGCACTACCGCCTGATCTTCGCCTGCCGGTACCTGATCAAGCTCGGCCACGACGTCGACTACGTGGTCGACAACGACCCGCCCGAGCGCCAGATGCAGGCCCAGTGGCGCGAGCGCGCCGACGGCACCGTCGAGGTGGTCGACGTCGTGCCGCCCGACGCCGACGTCGTCGTGTTCCAGCGCCCGCTCCACGCCCGCTACCAGGCGGCGATCCCTGCCCTGCAGGCCAAGGGCATCCGCGTCGTGGTCGAGATCGACGACGACTTCGAGCACATCAGCCGGCGCAACGTGTCGTGGAAGGCCGTCCAGCCCCACCTCAGCCCGGGCCGCAACCGCGAGCACCTGATGCGGGCGTGCGAGCTCGCCGACTTCGTCACCGTGTCGACCCCGGCGCTCGCCGAGGTCTACGGGCGCCACGGCCGGGTGGCGGTGATCCCAAACTGCGTGCCCGCCGAGTACCTGCGCATCCGTCAGGACCCCCACGACGGGCTGTTCGTCGGCTGGTCGGGCTCGGTCGACACCCACCCCGACGACCTGCAGGTCACGCGGGGCACCAAGCGCTGGGGCGCCGTCGAGCGGGCGCTGTGGGCCGCGCCGGGGGCGCGCGTGGCCGTCGTCGGCACCGGCAAGGGCGTGCGCGACGCGCTCGGCGTGTCCGACGTGCCGGTGGCGTGCGGCTGGCGGCCGCTGTTCGACTACCCCGACGCCCTGGCGCAGTTCGACGTCGGCATCGTCCCGCTCGAGCTGACCCCGTTCAACGAGGCCAAGAGCTGGCTCAAGGGCCTGGAGTTCGCCGCCGTGGGCGTGCCGTTCGTCGCCTCGCCCACGCAGCAGTACCAGGCGCTGGCGGCCGAGGGGGCGGGCCTGCTGGCCGCCACGCCGGCGCAGTGGGAGGGCGCGCTCAAGGCCCTGCTCAGAGACGCCGATCGACGCGCCGAGGTCGCCGCGGCGGGCCGCGAGGTGGCCGAGCGCTGGACCGTCGAGGCCAACGCCTGGCGCTGGCTGGAGGCGTGGGAGACGGCAGTCAACACCCCGCGAGCAACCTGCGCAGCGTGACAGCTCCAATCGTGCGGAGGCCGTGATGGCTGACCGCTCCATGCTCGCTTTCATCGACCTGCTCCGGTCGATCTTCCCGCGGGGGCCGCGCACCAGCCGTCCGGTCGGGGCGCCCAACTTCCGCAACGACGGCTTCGACCAGGACCGCCTCGACGCCGCCCACGCCAAGCGCGAGCGTCGGCGGCAGCGCAACCTCGACCAGGTGCGCCGTGGCTGACCGCTACGTCCCGCCCGAGCAGCGCGTCGAGCCGGGCCGCTACACGTCCGACCAGCTGATGGCGATCCTGCTGGAGGACGCCCGGCGCAACCACGCCACCGACCTGCGGTGGATGACCACGGCGATCGCCATCATGGCCCACCGGACCCGGCGCAAGCGCCAGACGGTCGGCACGCGCGCCGAGGAGATCTTCGCCGAGCTGGAGCAGCGGGTGATCGCCGACACCGGGCACGGGCTGCCCATGCACAGCGGGCCGGTGCTGCGGTGATCGACATCGTCATCCCCACCTACGGCCGCGCCCACCGCCTCGCCGACGTCGCCGCCAACGTGCACGCCAACACGCAGTCGCCGCACCGCCTCGTGTTCGTCATCGAGTTGGCTGATGACGATTCGATCCACGTGGTGGGCGACCTGTCTCGCGCCGACGACCGCAATGTCGGCATCGCCGGCGAGTGCGGCTCGTATTCGAAGGCGATGAACATGGCATACAAGCACCTCGACGGCGAGTGGCTGTTCGCCGGCGCCGACGATCTCGACTTCACCCCCGGGTGGGAGTGGGAGATCCTGCGCCGCGAGGACCGCGACCGCTGGTTCGGCGTCTACGGCACCAACGACCTGATCAACCCGTACGTCGTCGCCGGGACGCACGCCACGCACTACCTGATCGCCCGCTGGTACCTCGACGAGCACGGTGGCACGGTCGACGGCGGCCCGGGCTCGTTCATGCACGAGGGCTACGACCACCAGTATTGCGACACCGAGTTCGTCGGCACAGCGAAGGCTCGCGCCCGCTTCCGGCCGGTGCTGAGCAGCGTGGTTCGCCACCTGCACTGGTCGGTGGGCCTGACGCCGCGCGATGCAACGTCCGACAAGACGCACGCCCGGCTGGCCGAGGATTCGGCGCTCTACGACTCGCGGAGGCACCTGTGGCAAGACCTCAGCCGCTGACCACGTGCTCGGACTGCCCCGCTCCGCGGCTCGGGCGGCGCAAGCGCTGTGACGACTGCCAGCGTGAGCACGATCGCGCCCGCCTCGCCGCCTGGCGCAAGGCTCACCCCGGCCAGGTCCGGGCCCAGCAGCAGCGATCCAACGCCAGCCGCTATCGACGCCACCGACAGCAGACCATCGCCCGCGTGGTCGCCTGGCAGCGAGCCAACCGCGAGCAGTACAACGCGAGGTGCCGTCGTTGGCGCTCAGCCAACCCCGAGCGCCACGCCGAGGCCACGCGTCGCGTCCGCCAGTCCAACCCTGACGTGGTGCGGGAGCGCACGCGGCGTCGCCAGGCGCTCGTTCGCCAGGTGACGGTCGAGCGCGTCGACTACTGCGCGATCGCCGAGCGCGACGCCTGGACCTGCCACCTCTGCGGCCTGCCGGTCGACCCCGCCCTGCGCGGTCGCACGCGGTGGGCTCGCTCGTTCGATCACGTCATCCCGATCACCCGAGGAGGCCACCACGTGGCCAGCAACATCAAGCTCGCGCACTTCGGCTGCAACAGCCGCAAGGGCAACCGACTGGCGGTGGCAGCATGAGGCGGCTCCCCGAGCCGATCGTCGTGCTCGGCGGCGGCGGCTTCATCGGGTCGAACCTGGTGCGTCGGCTGCTCGCCGACGGCTACCGGGTCGAGGCCGTCGACGTCAACCCGCCGCAGGGCCCGCGCGCCGAGGCCACGGACGGTGCCACGACGCTGCGCGCCGACCTGCGCGATCCGAAGATCTGCAAGACGGTGCTGTGGGGCGCCGGGACGGTGTTCCACCTGGCGGCCGACATGGGCGGCGTGGGCTACTTCCACAGCGACGCCGACTTCGCCGCCTCGACGGACAACGGGATCATCACGGCCAACGTGATGCAGGCCATCGCCACCAACGACGTGCCGCTGGCGTTCTACGCCTCGTCGGCGTGCGCCTACCCGGTGGAGCTCCAGCGCATCGCCAACCGCTCGGTCGCGCTCGAGGAGGGCTGGCTCGGCCACGGCACGCCCGACGCCCTCTACGGGGCCGAGAAGCTGCACGGGCTGCGCATCGCCGCCAAGCTGCCACAGGTGCGCGTCGGCGTACTGCACACGGTCTACGGGCCGCTTCAGGAGCACGCCGGGCGGCGGATGAAGTTCCCCGCCGCGGTCGCCACCAAGGCGCTGCGGGCACGGCAGACGGGCGAACTGGAGCTGTGGGGCCGGGGCAACCAGCTGCGCAGCTACTGCTACGTCGACGACGCCATCGACATGATCCTGCGGGTGATGCTCGCCGAGCACTACGAGGGCCCGGTCAACATCGGCTCGGCGGGCGCGGTGAGCTGCCGGGAGGTGGCCGAGATCTGCCTGCGCCACGTCGGCGCTGAGGGCGCCCGGATCGTGACCAACGAGGCCGAGCCCACCGGGGTGATGAGCCGCGACTGCTCGCTCGTGAAGTTCTGCGCGCTGTACGGGCCCGCCCCGGCGCGCACCTACCCCGATGGATTCGGGGCGTTCATCGACTGGCTCGACGAGATCGGGGTGGGAGCATGACCCACGTCCCCCAGCGCCCGGAGCGCTACCAGCAGGACTTCGAGTACGTCCAGTCAGCGCGCCCGCCTCAGCCGCCAGCGCCGCAGCTGACGGTCACGGACCGAGCCCCGGCGCGCGTGATCTTCGGGCCACGCGGTGAGGTTCTCAAGGTGATCGAGGACCCGCGCCCACGGATCGGGTTCCGGTGATGACCACCGTCGCCGTGTGCATCCCCTCGATCGAGCCTCGTGGCCGCCTGCTGACCCGCGCCGTGGCCTCGGTGGCCGAGCAGACCCGGGCCGCCAATGCCATCTGCGTGGCGATCGACCACGACCGGCGCGGCGCGGCCGCGGTGCGCAACGAAGCGTGGCGGATGGCCACGACCGAGTGGGTGGCGTTCCTCGACGACGACGACGAGCTGCTGCCGCACCACATCGAGCACCTGCTCGCCGTGCAGGCCGACACCGGCGCCGACATGATCTACCCGTGGCACCGGATCATCGGGCCCGACGGGCGCACCAAGGCCGACCTGTTCCCGGGCGTGTGCGGCACGCCGTGGGAGGTGATCGGCCACGAGCTCGACGAGCGCAACTTCATCCCAGTGACGATCCTCGTGCGCCGCGAGCTGCTCGCCGATGTGGGCGGCTTCCCGCTGCCGAACAGCCCCGAGTGGCCCCACGCCGACTGTGAGGACTGGGCGTGCTGGCGCAAGCTGCGCGACGCCGGCGGCAAGTTCGTGCACACCCCCGAGGTGACCTGGCTGTGGCACCACCATGGCCGCAACACCTCCGGGCGCGGCGACATGTGGCCGACCAAGCCGGTGTTCTCGTGAGCGCGCTCAGCGAGTCGATCGCCGACCAGCTGCGGCTCAGCGACGCGGCCGAGTGTGGCAACTGCTGCACCACCGGCGGCGTCCGCCTCGGTGCGATCATCGAGGAGGCGCTCGACTCGGTGGAGCTGCAGGCCATCCGCGCGCTCGTGCGCAAGTGGCGGATGGGCCGCACACTCGTCGGTGAGCTGCCCGAGACCGCGATCGCGTGGATCGGGCTATGACCACTGCGCTCGGCATCATCCTCGGCAGCGGGCTCGGCCTGATCGCGCGCTTCCTCGTCGATCGCTGGCGTCGTCGGCGCGCAGAGGCCCCCGCGCCCACCGAGCTGTGCGAGGTGTGCGCCAAGCCGCTCACCGAGCGCCAGACGTGGGAGCTGCGCGCGTACTCGACCGACGACGCCAGCCTGGTCGGCTCGGGCTTCGCCGGGGGCGGCACCTACGTCGCAGCCACGTACTGCCATCAGCACGCCCCCGAAGGCGCGCGGCGTAGCATCGACTGGTGATGGCCCGCGCCGACGTCATCCGTGAGGCATGCCGGCGCTACCACGCGGGGGAGATCACGCTGATCGCCCTGCTCGCGGCCGTTGCCGACTGGCGCCCACGGCGCTGATCAACACCCATCGACGACGCTGATCGTCGTCATCGCTGTGCCTGGCCGACCGCTCTGAGGCAGCGAAACCTCATCCGTTTCGCACCAGGAGCAGAACCATGCCCTTCGCACCCACGATCGCCCCGAACACCGACCTGGCCGGCATCCGCACCCACCTCGGCGACGCCGCCACCTACGCGCTGGAGCTGCGCTCCCGCCCGGCCGACCGCCGCGGCGACACCTACGCCGAGGACCTGCGCTCGGCGGTCGACTTCATCAACGACTTCAACGCCATCGAGGAGGCGATGACCCGGGCCTCCCGCCCGGTCGACCAGCCGCCCGCGGGTGGCGAGTCGCGCGGTGGTCGCTCGTTCAGCCAGGACCTCGAGGAGCGCATGCCGCGCTCGCTCGGCGAGCAGGCCACCTCGGGCGAGGCGTTCGAGGAGTGGCAGCGCGGCGGCGGCGTGCGCGGCCGCGGCCCGCTCGTCGTCGAGGCCCGAACCCTGATCGGCTCGTACACCTCCGGGGCGTACGACACGAACAGCGACGCATGGCTCCCGGTGAACACGCGGGCGCTCTACACGCCCTCGCTGCAGCGCCGGCGCATGTTCCTGCGCGACCTGATCGGCGTGCAGCCGACCGGCCTGGCGAGCTTCGGCTACATGACGGAGAACGCGGCCACGACCTACGAGACCGGCGCCGCCACGGTGTCCGAGGGCTCGGCCAAGCCCGAGGTCGTGATGCTGTTCACCCCGGCCGACGCCCCGGCGCGCAAGATCGCCGCGTGGATCCCGGTGACCGAGGAGATGCTCTCGGACGCCCCGACCCTGCGCGGCTACATCGACGCCCGCCTGGAGTACATGCTCATGATCCGCGAGGAGGCGCAGGTCTACAACGGCAACGGGACCGCGCCGAACCTGCAGGGCCTCAAGACCTGCACCGGCGTGCAGACGCAGGGCGTCGTGAACACCGCCGACTTCCCGGCCACCATCGCCTCGGCGATCGGCAAGGTCGAGAACGTCGACGGCGAGGCCGACGGCGTGGCGTGCAACCCGCTCGACTACTGGGTCGCGGTCGGCAAGCGCTGGTCGACGCAGTTCGACAACGGGTTCGGCGGCAACTCGCCGGCGATGCCGAGCAACATCACGTGGGGCCTGCCCGCCGTGCGCACCCGGGCGCTCGCCTCGGGCTCGGCGATGGTCGCCTCGTGGTCGCTCGGGGCGACGATCTTCCAGCGCCAGGGCGTGACGATCAAGGTCGGCGACCAGCACAACGACAACTTCGTCAAGAACATCCTCGTGGTGCTCGGCGAGGAGCGTGTCGCCCTCCCGATCTGGCGGGGCGATTTCTTCGTCGACACCACTGTCCCGACCAGCTGAGTCGGCGCAAGATCCGCGCGGCGGGCACCGGGGCTTCGGAGCTGTCACAAGCATGAAGCACTGGTGCCCGCTGTGCGATGGGCCGTGTTCGCACGGCATCGCGTACCCCAACCCCCCACTCGGCACGACCACGCAGGAGGCCCCGATGCGGATCACCGCCACCGCCGACGAGCCCGCCCAGGTCGCCGCCGACGAGCGCCGCGGCCGTCGCCGGCGCATCGTCGAGACGGGCCACCAGGGACCGGCCGAGACGACCGCTCACGGGCCCGCAGAGGACCGCTCGTGCTGATCAGCGTCGCCACGTACCGAGCGATCACCGGCGACGCCACGACGAGCGACGTCAACGCCTCGGCGCTGATCGAGGAGGCCACCGAGGTGCTCGCCGAGGTGCTGAGCCGCCCAGACGCGCTCGAGGAGGCCGTGCGCACCGAGCGGATGCACCCGACGCGCGACGGCCGGCTGTGGCCGCTCGCCGTGCCGATCACCAACGCCGGCGGCTACACGATCGACGGCTACAGCCTCCTGGCCCCGTCGATCGCCATCGGCTCGATCATCGACGACGTCACCGGCGGCATCGACGTGACCTACACCGGCGGGTGGACCGCGGCCACGGTGCCGCGCTGCATCGCCCGCGACCTCGCATGGGCGGCGTACCAGCTCGGGCAGTCCGACGCGATCCGCCGCCGCCTCGCCGTGCCCGCCGGGGCGGTCGGCGTGCAACTCGGCGACGCGGCCGTGCAGTTCGACCGCAACGCTCCCGGCCGCGGCCAGATGGCGCCCGCCGAGGCCAACATCGAGTGGAGCAAGCGGACGCTCGCGTATCGCTACCAGCGGATCGGGAGCTACCCGTGCTCTGGACGACTGCGCTGACCGTCACGCGCCCCGACGGCTCGGGCGACCCCTACGAGGCCGCCACGACGACGACGGTCACGACGGGCCTCAGCGCCCACGTCTCGGCCCCGAGCGGCGCAGATCTACACGTGGGCGGCGCACAGCAGACGATCACGGCCGTGGCGCTGTGCGAGCCCGCGCCGGCGCTGCAGCGCGGCGACCTGGTGACCGACCCGGCGACCGGCTCGACGTTCGCCGTGGCGTGGGTGCTGCAGCGCGTCGGGCTCGGCCTCGACCACCAGAAGGCCGGGCTGTCGGCCACCGCGGGGGCTGCCAATGGCTGACCGCTTCGTGTTCGACGCCCAGGGCATGCACGAGCTGTTCGAGTCGCCCGAGGGCCCGCTCGGCAAGGAGATCGTGCGTATCTGCATCCGCGTCGACCGCCGCGCCAAGCGCATGGCTCCCGTCGACACGGGCCGGCTGCGCGCGTCGATCACCCACGAGCTCGGCCGCGACGAGCAGGGCCTCGTCGGGCGCGTCGGCACGAACGTGATCTACGCCCCGTTCCAGGAATACGGCACGAGCCGGATGCCGGCGCACCCGTACCTGCGCCCGGCGCTCGCCGCCGAGGTCGGTGGCACCCCGTGAGCGCCGACGTCTACCCCGACATCGAGGGGGCGCTGCGCACCTGGCTGCGCACGCAGACCGCGCTCACGGCCGTGGTCGGCTCGCGCATCTTCTTCGGCGTGCCGCGCTCGGTCACCGAGACCGACTTCCCGATGGTCGCCCTGTTCCGCGTCGGCGGCGGCAACGACCGCGGTGACGCGCCGATCGACATCGCCCTCGTGCAGTTCGACGTGTGGGGCAAGATCGACGCCTCGGGCAACGGCGTCAAGGCCGGGGCCACGACGGCGGTCAACGCCCTGCGGGCAACGTTGCAGTCGGTGAACGGCCCAACTCTCCTCGACGCACACACCACCTGCCACGGCATCACCGTGGAGTCGGTCGTGTGGCTGCCGAACCCGGACGACGACCGCCCTCGCTACGTGGTGACCGCGGAGGTCACCTCGATCAGGACCTGAGGAAAGGACCGCACACATGGCCGCAGGAGGCACCCCCGGCAACGTCAAGCTCGGCCCCGGCCGGCTCTACTTCGCACCCCTCGGCACCGCCGAGCCGACCAACTGCTCGACCGCGCTGCCGTCGGCGTGGATCGCCGTCGGCTACACCGAGGACGGCACGCAGATCGACATCGACATCACGTCGGAGGCGATCGAGGTCGCCGAGGAGCTGGACCCGATCCGCTTCATGCAGACCAAGCGCATGACCAAGCTCACCGTGTCGATGGCCGAGTCGACCAAGAAGCGGCTTACGCTGGCGTGGGGCGGCGGCGCCGGCGGCACGGACGACTCGACGCCGATCGAGCCCCCGGACCCGGCCTCGATCGTCGGCGTGATGCTCGTGTGGGACGAGATGGACACGCCCGACGCGACCAACCGCCGGTGGCTGATCCGTCAGGCCACCCCCTCGGGCACGATCTCGACGTCGCGCAAGAAGGCGCCGGCCAAGACGCTGATCCAGGCCACCTTCGACTGCGCCAAGCCGTCGACGACCACGGCCCCGATCAAGGTGTTCCCCAACTCGTCCGGCCAGGTGTGACGAGGTGCCGCATCGGAGCTTCGATGCGGCCCGCCGAGCGTACGAAGCACAGCGAGACCCGGTCACGTTCGACTACGGCGGGGAGACCTTCACGGTCGTGCCCGACCCGACGTTGGGCGACACCTTCGAGCTGATGGACGCACCGGAGATCACCCCGGAGACCGAGCAGCAGGCCGTGCGGGCGCTCGTCAAGTTCGTCCGCCGCATGCTGCCGCCCGAGGACCGGGCGCGCTTCGACCAGGCGCACTACCGCATCCCTTCGACGGAGGGACCCGTCATCATCGAGATGGCGGCGTGGATCGCCGAGCAGGTGACCACCCGCCCTACCGTGCCGCCCGCCTCCTCCTCGGGTGGGCGGCGCACCACTGGACCACGCTCCACGACGCGACCGGCTGGCAAGCGCCGCTCGAGCTGATGCCTGCGCGGCTCGCCTTCCCGCTGTTCTACGAGCGCTGCGTGAGCGGCCTCGGTGACGACGCGCGCCTCGAGGTCGACGCCATGCTCGGCGACGTCGAGGCGATCGCCGAGCTCGACGAGCGGCGCCGTGAGGCGATCGACCTGGCAGGGATCGAGGTCGGCTGATGAAGATCGCCGAGGCGTACGTCGAGGTCCGGGGCGACTACACCAAGTTCCGGTCCGAGATGAAGAAGCAGGGCGCCGGCGCCGCCCAGGACATCCAGAAGGCGATGCACGACGTGTTCGCCACCGCGGCCGTCGCCGGTGGTCTGGCCAAGACCATCGGCGCGGCCAGCGACCTCAACGAGACGATTTCCAAGACCGGCGTGATCTTCGGCGCATCCGGCAAGGCGATCGAGGCGTGGTCCCAGACGAGCGCCAAGGCCATGGGGCTCAGTCGGCAGGCCGCCCTCGACGCCGCGGGAACGTTCGCCATCTTCGGCAAGGGTGCCGGACTCGCGGGCGACGACCTCGTGCAGTTCTCGGAGAAGCTGACCGGGCTCGCCAGCGACCTGGCCTCGTTCAACAACACGAGCCCCGAGCAGGCCATTGAGGCCATCGGGGCCGCGCTACGCGGCGAGGCCGAGCCGATCCGGCAGTACGGCGTGCTGCTCGACGACGCATCGGTCAAGGCGCAGGCGTTGTCGATGGGGCTCTACAGCGGCAAAGGCAACATCGACCAGCACGCTCGCGTGCTCGCCGTTGAGGCCGAGATCCTCCGTCAGACGTCCGCCGCCCAGGGCGACTTCGCTCGCACGGCCGACGGCGCCGCCAACTCCCAGCGCATCGCCAAGGCCGAGGCCGAGAACGCCGCAGCGTCGATGGGCTCGGCGTTCCTGCCCATCTACACCAAGGCCGTGCAGGTCGTCACCGCCCTCGCGCGCGGGTTCCAGGAGCTGCCGGGCCCGCTGCAGTCGGCGGTCGTCGGCCTCGCCGCGCTCGTCGCTCTCGCCGGGCCGATCAAGCGCGTCGTCGACACGGCGCAGGCGCTCACGAAGGCGATCAGGGCGCACTCGGCCGCCGCCGCCGAGGACACCGCTGCCACGCAGGCGCAGGCCGCCGCCAACGCCGAGCTCGCCGCCAGCGAGGGCGTTGCGGCCGGCGCCAGCGGCCTCGCCGCCGCTGCGCTCGTCGGCGTGGTCGCCGCCGTCGGGGCCGGGATCATCGCCTACCGGGCCTACGAGGACCACAAGGAAAAGGTCATCGCCCTCACCAACGCCTACACCGCGGCGCTCAAGGCCGAGGCGCAGGGCACGAAGGATGCCACGCTGCAGGTGATCGCCCACGAGCTGCAGCAGCACGGCACGATCGACGCGGCGCAGAAGGCCGGCCTGACCGTCGCCCAGCTGGCGTCGATCATCAAGGGGCAGTCGGTCCCGGCATACGACCAGCTCAACCAGCAGGTCACGCTGTACCACAACAACCTGGAGTCGGGCCGGGGCAACATCGAGGACAACCGGGCGGCCGTGCGGGCGCTCGAGCAGCAGTACGGGCTCACCTGGGACCAGCTCAACAACCTGGTGCGCGGGATCAACACGCAGCGGCAGGCGTACGCCGACGCCACGACGGCGAGCCTGCAGCAGGCCGAGGTCGAGCGGCAGCTCGGCATCGAGCAGGACAAGACCGCCGACACGGCCAAGAAGGCGGCCACGGCCACCGACGAGGTGGCGAGCGCCGGCCTGCGCAACGCGGCCACGACGGTGCAGCTGATCTCGGCCTACCAGCAGTGGCACCAGGTGTCCGGGCTCATCCCCAAGAGCCAGGAGGAGATCGCCGCCGCGGTACAGGAGGAGGCCAAGCGCTTCGCCGAGGCCGCATCCGCCGCCGCCGCGCTGCTCGCCAAGCAGAACGAGCTGGAGAACAAGGCGCTCGCGCGCGTCGACGCTCAGCGGGCCTACACTAAGTCGCTCGGCGAGGCGGCCACGTCGCTCGCCGACTACACCAAGGCCGTCAAGCAGCACGGCACGACGTCGAAGCAGGCCAACGAGCAGGCCACGCAGACCGCCGACCAACTCATCGCCACGGCGCAGGCGTTCGCCAAGTCGAAGGGCGCCGCGGATGGGTCCAAGACGAGCATCGACCTGCAGGTGAAGTCGCTGCAGGCCGTGGCCAAGACCCTCGCCCCGAACGACCCGCTGCGGCGCCAGCTCGACGCCTACATCACCGCGCTCAAGAAGATCCCCGAGGACATCGAGAGCCAGCTCAAGCTGCGCATCACGGGCCCCGGGGTCACCGCCGACGGCGACTTCATCGGCATCCGCGTGCGCATCGACGGCTCGTCGTCGATGGTCGGCGGCGCCAACGCCAGGCTCACCGGCCACCCTGCCGGCGGGACGTCGAACCCGGGCAAGGTCACCGACCAGCTCGCCGCCGTGAGCGCCCAGATCGAACAGCTGAACGCCGCCAAGGCGGTGAACGACACCAACGGCGCCACGCTTGCGCAGAACGAGATCGACCGGCTCGACGAGGTCACCAAGGCCATGTTCGACGCCAACCAGATCAGCCTCACGGACTACGAGCGCTACCTCAAGGCCCGGCGCGACACGATGGAGGCCAACTCGCTCGCCGCGCTCGCGCTGACCAAGCAGATCAACGACCTGGAGGACCAGGCCGCGCAGGACGCCGCCGACCGCCAGAAGCAGCTCGACGACGCCAAGGCTGCCAGCCACCAGGCCACCCTCGACGCCCAGGAGGCGGCCACCAAGGCGTACCTCGACGCCGTGGCCAAGATGTTCACCGACGCCGAGAACCGCCAGGCAGCGAACGACGCGTCGCGCAAGGCCGACAAGGCGCTCGCCGCGGTGACGCAGGCGAACAACGTCGTGACCTGGGATGCCCACGACCCGAAGGCCACCGCCGCCGACCGGGCCCAGGCTCAGGCCGACCTCGACAAGGCGAAGGCCGACGCCGCGCAGGCGCTGCTCGACCGCGCCTCGGCCAACGCCGTGGTCGGTGGGGCGGCGAAGGGCACGCCCGCGTGGGCGATGGCCGTGCGGGCGGCACTCTCGGCCGACGCCGCCAACGCCCCCGCCCTGGCCGAGGAGATCGCCGCCCTGCTCGTCGGCATCCCCGACTTCACCGGCTCGTCGCTGCTCGGTGGCGGGCCAGCCGCCCCGGCCACGACTACGAGCGGCCGCTCGACGGGCGGCACGCGGCGCACGCTCGGCGCGGACAGCGGCACGACCGCCGTCAGTGACGGCCCGGTCGGCGTGGTCATCAACCTGCTCACCTTCGGCCAGCTCGATCGGCAGTCGGTCGGGGTGCTGACCGACGCCATCGACGCCTACCGCAGGAGCCGCTCATGACCACCTCGTGGACGTTCTCGCTCGGGCGCTGCACCGGGCTCTACCTCGGCTCGGTGAAGCGCAGCGGGCGGCAGGTGACGATCACCGGCTCGATCGTCGGCACGAGCGCGTACGACGCGGCGACGAAGCGCCAGCAGCTGCTCGGCATGGTCGACAACGGCGACGAGGACGCCGTGCCGCTCGTGTCCGGTTCGGACGACCTCGACGGGTTCTACCGGGTGACGGGGGCGAGCGTCGAGCCCACGGGGCCGCTGCGCGGCGTGGGGCGCAAGTTCTCCGTCGACCTCGAGCAGGTCACCGGCTACGCCAACCCGTGGTTCGAGGTCGTCGTGCAGTCGCTCGTGCGCACCAACGGGTTCAGCCTCACGACGCCGAACGCCATCACGGCCATCGTGTTCAGCTCGCACGAGTCGATGGTGCCCTCGGCGCTCGGCAGCCTGAACCCCTCGGGCGACTACGTGTCGGACTGGCCGTCGACCAGCTCGCCCGCGGTGCAGGTGCTCTACGCCAACGCCAACGCCCCCGTGGCCGCGAACGCCTACCAGTTCACCGCCCCGCCGGCGGCGTTCCTGTGGGGCCGGTGCCGCGTCGAGGTCTCGCCCGACGGTGGCACGACGTGGTGCGAGATGGTCGGCCGCCAGATCCCGGCCTCGACGCTGTGGCGGATCTCCAACGGCATCATCCGCCTCACGGCGGCGAACGGCGCCACCCCCGGCAAGATCGAGCACTGGGACGACACCGCCGCCGCATGGGAGGGCATCAACGTCAAGCACTGGTACGACACGACATCGGCGCACGGCATCGGCATCGGCTTCGGCGACCAGACGATCAAGCCCTACGTCTCGGTGCTGCGCAACTCGATCGAGCAGGTCGTCGTGTCGGTGAACTACCCCGGCTACGACCACGCCTCGGTCACGAACACCTACAGCATTCAGCGCGGCGCCCACCAGGTCGTGATGCGCGGCAACGTGCTGACCGGGATCGGCCCGAACACGCCGACGGCGTCGACCGTGGCGTCGAGCAGCAAGGGTGTGTACTCCACGAGCGCGGACGGCAACGGCAACCGGCTCATCGTCGGATCGCCGGGCGGCGTCGGCGCGGTCGCGGACGCGACGAACGGCTGCGTGGTGCCGGCGAACGCCGGCGACGCGGTGTGGCTGTCGATGGACTGGGGCGCCGGATCGGGGCCCGGCCCCAACACGCTCGTCGAGTGCGAGCGCTTCCTCGGCACGCCGCTGTGGACGCAGCGGGTGGTCGCGCGATGACGGTCACCGAGGCGCTGATGAAGCCCGGCTCGTTCGGGCTCAAGCTGCGCGCCGACGCCCAGTGGTCGAAGGCGTCGGCGATCAGGCTGCTCGACCACGTCATCGTGACGCGCGGGCGCCTCGACGCCTCGTCGGGCTACAGCGACGCCACCGTGCTCGCCGCCTCGATCTACACCGGCGTCATCACGTCGAAGCCCGCGTGGAACGAGATCGGCGGCTACGGCCTGGAGTGGTGGCTGGGCACGCCCTCGGGCCTCGGCGACCTGCTCGACACCAAGGTGTCGCGCTCGGCCGGCACGCTGTCACAGTGGTTCGGCGACCTACTGCCGTCGTCGCTCACCGTCGGCACGGTGAACAACACCGGGCTCGGCGCGCTCACGAACACGTACCAGTTCATGACCCGGCGCGAGGCGATCGACGCCGTGTGCCGCTCGCTGGGTGCCGAGCGGCGGGTCAACCACAACGGCACTGTCGACGCCGCGGCGGCCGGGACCCTGTTCTCCCCGGCGTCGCCGTCCGTGCTCATCACGCGCAAGGAGGAGGGGCAGGCGGACAACGTGCGGGGGCTCCAGGCCACGCGGATGGAGGCGGCCACCGACGTCGAGGAGTACACCACCAAGGCGATCGTCGTGGCCAACGGGCAGGGCGCCAACGTGGTCACCGGATCGAGCACCGGGTCGACGACGTACAAGGACCTCAACGGCAATACGGTCGTGCTGGAGCGCTTCGTCGACGCGCCGAGCGAGCCGAGCGCCAACGCCTCGACGGTGGCCGTCGCGGTCGTCGCCCAGTGGAACGCCGTACGCCGCAAGCTGTCGCTGTCGTCGAACACCTACAACGTGACCCGCTCGGCGCGCCCGGGCGATTGGGTGTACGCCTGGGACCCGCTCGCCGAGCTGACCGACGCGGCCAACCAGGTGCCGTATCGGGGCGAGCTCGTGGCCCCGATCAAGCTGCGCGTGTACGAGCTCACCTGGCCGATCGAGGCCGGGATGGGGGTCTACGTCCGCCGCTCGGGCTCGCCGGCGACCTACGTCGACATCACCGACATGGTCGAGTGGGAGACCGGCGACGTGACCTGGGACGTCGGCACGACGCCGCGCGCCGCCAACGAGGCCGACGCCTCGACCAGCGGCTCGACGGCCTTCCTCGGGGCCAACCCCGGCATCGTGACGCGGACGAGCCCGGGGACGCGCCAGACCTATACGCCGACGTTCTCCAACGTCACGATCGGCTCGGGCGGCGGGGCCGGGACGGTCTACGGCGAGTACAGCGTGGACGTCAACGGCTGGTGCGACTTCGTGGCCATCTTCGAGCTGGGCTCCGGGTCGGCTGTCTCCAGCGGCGCGCACTCGGTGACGTTGCCGGTGACCTGCACGGGCCGCAACCGGGGGCACCTCGTGGCCGGGGCCGAGGACGTGGGGAACTTCTACTACCCGCTCAGCGCCTACGCGGACACGTCCACGGCGAACATCTACACGATCGACCAGTCGGGCGGCTACTCGCGCAACAACACCTTCGGGGGCACCGTCCCGTTCACGTGGGGCACGGGCGACCGGCTGATCGTGTCGGGGCGCTACCCGACCTGAGCGCAGCGCTCGGGGTCGAGGCCGTAGAACGGCCACTCGTCGACCGGGCGCGTGGCGCAGACCTCGCGCTGGGTCGCCGACTCGGGCGTGCACCGGTACTGGCCGGGCATGATCGACGGCTGCGGCGGCTCGCCCGAGCACACGCCGAGCACCTCGCCGCACGGCAGCGAGATCTCGGGCGCCCAGGGCGAGGTGCAGTTCCCCGGGATGCCCGGGTACTGCAGGTGGCCGAGCGGCTCGCGGTGGTCGACCCACGTCGTCGTCGGTGCGGCCGGGACCTGGGCGGGGCGGGACCTGGACGACTGATGGAGTGGCCCACATGTCCCCAGGACGAGTGGCAGCAACCCAAGGGCGAAGGTTCGACGCATACCCCGACTATGCACCCCCCAAGCGCGCGGGTCAACAGCGTCCGCCCACGCTGGTGCTGTGCAGGGCATCGACGTCGCGAGGTACCAGGGCTCCATCGACTGGCCGGCCGTCGCTGCGTCGGGCGTCGAGTGGGCGGCCTACAAGGCCACGCTCGGCACCAAGGTCGTCGACCCGCTGTTCGCCGTCAACCGCGCCGGGGCGCGCGCCGCGGGCATCCGGTACCGCTTCGCCTACCACTGGATCACGCCCGACGCCGAGCCGCGCGACCAGGTCGACCACTACCTGCGCACGATCGTGGCGCTCGAGGACGGCGAGGGCACGCTGCTCGACGCCGAGCAGGGCGGGCTCACCGAGGAGCAGGCGTACCTGTGGGCCTGCTACGTCGAGGAGCGCACCGGGCGGCCCGCAGCGGGCTACAGCGGGCGCTTCGTGGCCGGTGGCGACATCTGGCGCTCGACCCGGCTGTTCAACGGCCGCCGCCCGCGGGTGTTCGCCGCCTACACCACCGAGGCCAAGGCCGCGAGCCTCGCCGCCCCGTTCGGCTGGGACGCCTGGCAGTTCACCAGCGACGGTCGGGTGCCGGGCATCGCCGACCGCGTCGACCTCGACCGCGTCGATCGCCCCGAGGCGTTCGACCTCTGCTGCGGGCGCGTCGCGCTCGCCCCGTACACCCCAGCCCCGCCCGACGGCGGACACCAGGAGGACGACGTGATCAAGACCGTTGTGCAGGTCGCCGGCCTGCCCGCCACCCGAGCGCTCGTCGTCATCGACGGCGCCGGCCACACGATGACGGGCGTGCCCGACGACCACGACTGCGCCGTCGCGCTCGCGCTGTGCGGCCAGGACCACGCCAACGACGTGAGCCAGGCGCTCTACGACGACTGGCAGAACAAGGCCCTGATCTCCATGGGCTTCACCAAGGGGCCCGCGGAGGCGGCCTGACGGGCGGACGGGCGCGGCGAGACCGATCGCGCAGACAGGAGGCCAAGTGAGATGGCGGGCACCCACGCCCAAGCGAACCGAAGAGCTGATCACGAAGGTCCTGACGCCACTGGTGGCGCTCGGGATCATCGTCTACTTCGCCGTGCACGGTGGCGTGTTCACGGGGCCGGTTTGGCTGGCGCTGCTCGCCGGCATGCTCGGCATCACGCTCATCCGCTCCGGCCAGGTCGAGGAGGAGGAGCCAGATGAGCACGACAGCGGGGATCGTGGTCGGGATCGTCATCCTGCTGGTGGCCGCAAGCGTGGGGTTCGCGAAGCGCCACAAGACGGTGAAGGCGATGCCGACCTACGTCGGGTTCGGCATCACCTTCGCCATCCTCGCCCTCATCGGCTCGTACCTGGCTGACCAGGCGAATCGGCGCACGACCGACCAGTGCATCGCCCGGGTGGACCGCAGCTACGGCAGCCGGGCCTACAACCTGTTCCTCATCGACACGATCGACAAGGCGTTCGGCGGCAAGGCGCACCAGTACACGGATCCGCTGCGCGTCGAGCTCGACAACGACCTGCCGCCCATCGACTACGCCACCTGCTACCAGAAGTGAGGCCCCAGCCCATGACGCTCGCCAAGAAGTTCGTCACCGTCTATCGCAAGTTCGCGGTCGCCGCCGGCGGCTTCGTCGCCGTGGTCGCCGCGTCCGTCGAGGACGGCACGATCACGACCACGGAGTGGCTCGCGATGGGCGCCGCACTCGCCGCCGCCCTCGGCGTGCGCCAGGTCACCAACAAGCCCGCAGGAGGTGCCGCGTGACGGCCACCGACATCACCGCCGACGTGATCGCGTCCAAGACGTGGAAGGTCAAGGCCACCGTCGAGAAGTGGCACGACTCGGCCGACCACGAGGCTGGGAGCGCGCCCGACGAGGTCGTCGAGTCGCTCGACAACCTGCTGCTCAACGCCGGGATCACGCGGCTGCTCAACCTGCTGACCGGCGCTGGCGGCCAGGCGTACGACGCGACGCACTCGCGCGTCGGCGTCGGTGACTCGTCGACGGCCGCGGCGGCCAGCCAGACCGACCTCCAGGCGGCCACCAACAAGCAGTGGAAGCTCGTCGACTCGGTCAACGTGTCGGCCCAGACGGTCACCTGGGTGGCCACCTTCGGCTCGGCGCAGGCCAACTTCGCGTGGGCCGAGTGGGGCATCGACCAGGGCACCGCGGACGGCACTACGGTCACGGCCCCGATGCTCAACCGCAAGGTCGCCTCGCTCGGCACCAAGGCATCCGGCTCGACCTGGGTGTTCACCGTCACGATCACCGTCAGCTGATCGCCGCCGACGCGAGGAGGTGAGCCGTGGCCTTCACGGTGACGGACCGGGGCACGACTCGCACCGAGCAGCGTCCAGGCACCACGACGACGACGACGTCGGCATCGTTCACGCCGAGCGCCGGCGCGCTGCTCGTGTGCCTCGCCTCAGGGCAGATCAGCGACTCGTCCGGTAACTCGACGTTCTCGATCTCGGACACGTTCACCGGCACGACCGGCCCGGACGGCACGGGCACCTGGCATCAGGACACCGTCAACTGGCTGGAAGGCACCCAGACCACTCGGGTGTCGATCTTCACCGCGAAGCTCGGCGCGTCGCCGGGCACCGGCACGGTGACGCTGACGTTCAACTACGCGTCGAACGTCAACCGTGAGTTCACGCTGACGGTGCTCGAGGTGACCGGCCAGAAGACGGCGAACTTCACCAACGTCAACTCGACCGGCAACGTCGTCGCCACATCGATCACGGTGACGATGGGGTCGACGCCTGGTTCGGTGTCGTTGCAGGTCGGTGCGTGCTTCGACTCTGCCGGTTCTGCGACGACGATCACCAAGCCGACCGGTTGGACCGAGGTCGTCCAGAAGAAGCCCACCGCAGGTGGCGGCATTCATGAGGTCGCCTATGCGCTCGGGCTGGCAACCGCCGCCCCGCAGTGGACGACGCTGTCGGGCGCGGGCAACACGCAAGGCGCGATGGCGATCGAGATCCTGATCGCCCCAGTGGCGCAGTCGTCATCCGATACCGGTTCAGGTTCGGATGCCGGCACACTCGCTGCGGCGGTCCCGTCGTCCGACACCGGTTCGGGTGCCGAGGGTACGCCGAAGGTTGCGTTCGCCGCCACCGAGACCGCCAGCGGGGCCGAGGGCACGCCCAAGGTGGCGTTCACCGCCACCGAGACGGGCGCGGGGACCGATGCGGGCACGTTGGCCGCCGCCACGTCGAGCACCGAGACCGGCGCCGGTGCCGAGGGCACGCCCAGGGTGGCGTTCACGGCCGCCGAGACGGGCGCGGGCGCAGACGCCGGCTCGCTCGTCGCGGCCACCTCGAGCACCGAGACCGGCACCGGCGCAGACACCGGGTCGACGGCGGCCAGCTCGTCGAACGCCGAGTCGGGCACGGGCAGCGAGTCGGCCGGCGTGGCGGCCACGACCGCGTCGAGCGACACGGGCGCGGGCGCGGACGCGGGCACGGTGGTCGTGGCCGTGTCGTCGTCCGACGCCGGCACGGGCGCCGACGCCGCCTCGCTCGCCGTCGCCCTGGCGGGCACCGACACCGCGGCGGGCACCGACGCCGACACGACGACCGCGGCGACCGCCTCGACGGACACCGGCACGGCGGTCGAGGCCGGGAGTGCGGCCACCCCGACGGTCGTGGTCGGGGCGAGCGCCACCGGCTCGGTGCGCCCGAGCGTCACGGCGACGGGCAGCATCGTGGCGGCGAGCCCCGCCGGCGCCCTCGTCGCGGCCGCGGCGGCGGGCGACGTGGCCGACACGTCAACGCCATCGGGCACGCTCGTGGGCGTGAACGCATCCGGTGAGGTGACCGTCCCGTGACCACGATCCAAGCCGGCAGCCGCGCCACGGCCTCGGTGACGTTCTCGCCGCCGGGCACGCCACCGCCGACGATCGCCAAGGCCGACGTCGCCGCGACGGCGCGCAACCTGACGACCGGGGACACCTACTCGCTCGCGGTCGACGACGGCGCGAGCACCAACAGCTTCACCGCCGACGTCGACGTCCCGCATGGCGCCGGCGACGGGCCGTGGGCCGTGGAGTTCGTCGTGACCGGCACCGTGCACTCCTCCTGGTCGACCACGTTCACCGTCGCCGGGAGCCTCACGAGCTAGGTCACGGTTGGGTCACGGACCACCCTGCAGGTCACGGCCTCGAAGGGGTGCGCATCGGCTCCCATCGCACGTCATCGGCACCGAGCGGGGCCTACCGACGCACTCTCAAGGTGGCGGCACGGGTTCGAATCCCGTTGGGGCTGCCAGTGAAAGCCCTGCTCAGAGGCCCTGTCCGGTTCGCCGGTCGGGGCCTCTGTAGCGTCCCGGGTCACGGATAGGTCACGGAGCGCGCATCCCGGGCGTACGGTGTGACCCGTGAAGGGGTCCATTCAGCGCCGCGGCGAAGCCTGGCGGCTGGTCATCGACATCGGCACCGACCCGGTCACGGGCAAACGTCGCCAGCTCGTGCGGACGGTGCGCGGCACCAAGTCCGACGCGCAGACGTTGCTCAACCGGCTGCTCGTCGAGGCCGACCAGGGCGTGCAGCACGGCCACGACGCCACGGTGCGCCAGCTGCTCGAGGCGTGGCTCGCCCAGGCCACCCTGTCGCCGTCCACGCGCCTCGACTACCGGCGCACGATCGACGCCCACATCGCCACCAAGCCGCTCGCGTCGATGCAGGTGTGGAAGCTCCGCACGGCGCAGCTCGACCGGCTCTACGCCGCCCTGGCCGAGGGCGGGCTCGGGGCCGCCCGGATCCGCCGGGTGCACAACGTGCTGCGCCGCGCGCTCGCCCAGGCCGTGCGCTGGCAGTGGATCGCCCGCAACCCGGCGGCCGACGCCTCGCCACCACCGGTGCCGCGGGCCAAGATCACGCCGCCGACGCCCGACGAGCTGCGCGCGCTGCTCGGCGCCGTCGACGGGCAGTTGCGCGTGTTCCTCTACCTGTCGGCCAACCTCGGGGCGCGGCGCGGCGAGGTGTGCGCGCTGCAGTGGGACGACATCGACCTCGACGCCGGCACGGTGCGGATCCAGCGCTCGCTCGTCGAGGGCGGCCCGGGCGTCGGCATCGTCGCCAAGGGCACCAAGACGGCCCAGGACCGCCTCGTGGCGCTCGCACCCGACACCGTGCACCTGCTGCGCTCCTGGCGCCGTGAGCGGGCCGAGACGGCGCTGGCGGCCGGCGTGCAGCTCGGGCCGTGGTTGTTCGGCTCGGACCCGGCGGCGACGGTGCGCCCGCGGCCCGACTCGATGGGGCGGCGCTTCGCCAAGGCGCGCGACGCGGCCGGGCTCGGGCACGTGCGGCTGCACGACCTGCGCCACTTCGTCGCCACGCAGCTGCTCGGCGCCGGCGTCGACGTGCGCACCGTGTCGGGGCGTCTCGGTCATGCCCTCGGTACGCACAAGTACGCAATTGCACCGCTGTAATTTGACATTTTGCCTGGCAGTGCTGTTTTTTGCGGGAAAATGTGCGTAGTATCTTGCGGTTCGCACAACTACGCAGTACCTTCGCAGATGTGCCCGCCATCGACCCCAAGAGCCTCCGCACGGCGATGGACGCCCGGAACGTCACCCCGAAGGCCCTGGCCACCGGGACCGACATGTCCCTGTCGTACATCTGCGACATCCTCGCCGGGCGCCGCCGGCTGAAGCGCAACCCCGGCCTGCGCCGGCGCATCGCCGACACGATCGGCGTGCCGGTCCACTGGATCGAGTCGCGAGAGAGCGAGGCGGCGTGAGGCGCGATCTCGCCGCCACCGCCCAGGTCGTCAACCGGGGCCAGGACGTCGTCGTCCAGATCGAGCCGCGGCTGATCGGCCTCGCCGTCGGCTCCCAGGTCTACGGCCTCAGCGCCGACACGCTCGCCCGCCTGCAGGACGAGGAGGGCATGCCGGTCGTCCGCATCGGCAACCGCCGCCTCATCCCCGTGGCGCTCGCCGACGAGTGGTTCAACCGCCGGGCAGGTGCGGCGTGATCCGCCTCCTCGCCATCTGGCTGATCGCCTCGATCGTCGTCGGCATCGCCCTCGGCAAGGCGATCGGCGCCCAGTGGGGCAACGACCTCGCCCACGACCTCGACGTGTGGTCGCGGCCCTTCCCGTCCTGATCAACCCCAAAGGAGCCAACCGTGGCACATCTGTCCGCATCCCTCTACGCCGCCGACCTCTTGACCCCGACGGTCACCGGCAACCGTCTCGACGAAGGCGAGTGGCAGCTGCACCTCGGCGGCGGCACGTGGTGCTACGTGTCCGCCACCGATGCCGACCGCATCGCCGCCACGTTCACCGCGCTGGCGGTCGACCTCCTGGCCCGCGAGATCGCCGAGGAGAACAGGCAGGAGGCCACCAAGGTTGCCGCCGCCGAGGCGACCATCGACCGGGCGCTCGGCGAGGCCGTGATCGTCGACGCCGAGGGCGTCGAGCGCTCGGTGATCGGCGACGCCGTGCAGGACACCGACCCGACGCCGGTGCACGGAACCGAGCGGCCGGGCGCCCCGGTCGAGGACCTGCCGGGCGTGTGGATCGTCGACGCGGCGGTGGCGTGATGCCCCGCACCCAACCCCTCGACACGCCGCTGTCGGCGTACTACGGCCCGGGCGACCTGGCCGACCACGACCCGGCGCTCGACGACGAGCTGGCGCCGGTCGACGACTCGCTGGACCGCTACGAGGCATGGCAGACGTACGCCGAGACGTGCGAGCGCGCCGGGATCAGGTGGTGACGGTGGACGCAGCATCTTCCGAGTTGGCGCACCGTCTGTGCGTGACGTGCGGCTACTGGGTCGCCACGGTTGACGACCAGTGCGAAGCCTGTGGAGGCGACCCGACGGTCGACCTCTACGGGCCGATGTTCTGCGAGCAGCACCCACAGACGATCTGGCCACACGACGACTGTGCGGGTCCAGGTGTCTGGCACAGCAACGGCACCCTCAAACAGTACGGGATCACCCCGTCAGCCGAAGTGGAGCGCCTGCGTGCCGACAACGCACACCTGCTCCGCCTCCTCTCGCACTACGACGGCTGGTTCGGTGACGACTGCCCGTGCGATGAGAGCCCCTGCCCGCTCACTGGGCCATGGAGTGCATCGTCTTGCACGACGGCGCGCGAGGACGGTGCCTGATGGCGATCGCGGCCGACACCAACACCGAACGCGAGCCCGGCGTGCAGCGCGGGCGCGGCGGGTTCTACCGCGGCGCCAACGACGTGCCCTACGTGAGCGACCCGAGCGGCGCCGTCGTCAAGTCGGGCGAGCGCAAGGGCCAGCCCAAGCGGCTGCCGTACGGGTCGCCGTCGGGGGCCGGGAAGCTGATCGAGAACACCTACTCGCTGCAGAAGTGGGGCGAGCGGATGACGGTCACCGGCATCGGCGTCGACCTGGCGCTGATCGCCGACTGCGCCGTGCTGGCCACGATGGACCGCGACACGCCCGAGTGGCGGGAGGCGGCCGACCGGGTCGTCGTGCGGGCCAAGTCCGCCGCGCAGACCAACCTGTCGGCCGACCGCGGCACGCACGCCCACAGCCACACCGAGGACGTGGACACGTCCGCCGAGGGGCTCGGGGCGGCGATCATCGCCGAGCGGGTCGAGGAGGGCGAGCGCCTCGGCGTGCCCCGTGCCGCCCAGGAGGGCCTGCGCCGGGCGTGGGCCGAGATGCTCGAGCGCGAGGGGCTGGAGATCCTGGCCGTCGAGGCGTCCTGCGTCGACGACGCCTGGCGGCTCGCCGGGACGCTCGACCGCATCGCCCGCACGACACGCGACCTGCAGTTCGTGCTCATCGGCGGCGAGATCCGCACGATCCCGGCGGGCACCGTGCTCGTGCTCGACGTGAAGTCGGGCAAGCGCAAGACCCGCCCCGACGGCACGGTGCTCTACTGGGCGGGCTACGCGGTGCAGATCGCCTCGTACGCCCAGAGCGTCCCGTACGACACCGCCGCCGAGACCCGCGGTGCGTGGCCCTGGCCGATCAGCCAGACCCACGCCCTGATCGCCCACCTCGACGTGCTCGGCGCCATCGCCGGCGAGCCACGGTGCGAGCTGGTCTACGTCGACCTCGTCGCCGGCCGTGAGCACGGCGGCGAGTGCGTGCAGGTCGCCAAGGCGTGGGAGGCGCGCCGCGACGTGTTCTCGATCGCCCAACTGCCCAGCGAACAGCCTGGACAGAGCAAGCAGATCCCCGCCGACGCGGCCCCCCACGCGTCGGCAGCCGCCGAGGACCCCGTCCCCTCGGCGGCCCAGGACACCGGGGCGGGCAACGTCGCCCCGCCGCGCGGCGAGCAGATCGCGTGGGTCGAGGCCCGCGTCCGCCCCGAGGAGGGCGGCGAGCACCCCGACCTGGAGTTCGACCTGCTGCAGTCGCTCTACAGCACGTGCAACGCCGCGGCGGTGTCGTGGATGGGCGAGCTGATGACGCAGGCCGCCCAGGCCCGCGTGCCGTTCCACGCCAAGGGCGCCCGCACCCGGCGGCGCTTCGCCATCATCGACGGCCTCGTGGCGCTCGCCCGGGCCGGCGTCGACGACGACGAGACGCTGCGCGCCGTGCTGGCCACGATCGTCGGCGACCCCGCCTGGTTCACCCACGTGCCGCCCGGCGCGCTGCTCGGCTCGCTGAGCGCCACCGAGGCGGCCACGTTCGCCGCCCGGGCCACGGCGCTGGCCACGACCACCGTCCCCGCAGACGTCGACGAGGCGGGCCACGTGCGCCTGCTGTTCGCCGAGCTCGTCGGCGCCTGATCCCCCAACCACCAACAAAGCCCGACAAGGGCACACACCAGGAGGAAGCCACCATGGCAAGAGCAGCAGACGAAGGCTCCACGGGCGGCATGCCGTTCGTGAAGTTCACGAAGATCGGCGACCGGCTCGTCGGGGCGTTCGCGTCCAACGTCGAGGAGTGCCGCCGCCAGCAGCGCAAGTTCAAGACGGGCGAGCTCGTCTGGAAGGACGAGGCGCAGACCAAGCCGGCGCTCGAGGAGGTCATGTACTTCGTGGCCATGCCGGGCACCACCGCTCACGTCGGCGCCGACGCTCCCCCGTCCTTGAGCGAGCCCGGCGCGCACGTGCGCTTCGCCGTGCAGGGCTTCAAGTGGGGCCAGGTCATCGACGCCCGCAAGACGCTCGAGCCCTACTCGGGGTTCGCCGCCGGGCGGCCGTGCTCGGGCGACGTCTACACGATCGAGCTCGTCGGCCGGTCCAAGGAGACGGACAACCCCGAGGCGGCACGCAAGGCCGGGTTCGAGGTCGTCGACGGGCGCGTCGTGATGCGCAACGACGAGGACTTCGAGCGCTGGGCCATGAGCCGCATCCGGGCCAACCAGGACACCAACGCGGCGAAGGACTACCGCATCACGGTGCGCCGCCCGACCGGCGACGAGAAGCGCTGGGAGCAGGAGGCCGACGCCCTGTTCGAGTCCAAGCCGTGGAAGTCCAAGGCCATGGCGGGCGGTGGTGCTGCCCCGGCCGACGACGAGACGCTGGAGCCGTTCTGATGGACGCCGCGACCAACCCCGCGGTGGCGGCACTCGAGGCGGAGCTCGCCGCGCTCGAGGCCCAGCTCGCCGGCGCCGATGCTGCGGCCGAGGCCGGCAGGCTGCGCGCGGCGGCGATCCTCGACGAAGCGAGGGCCCGCTGCCGCCAGATCATGAGCGACGCGCGCCGCGACGCCTCCGCTGCGCGCGTCGACGCAGCCACCGGGGACCTGATCGCCCAGCGCAACCGGCTGCGCAAGGCCCTCGTCATCCTCGGCGGCAACGTCGCCGCGCTGACCTGCCCGGAGTGCGGCTACGTCGCCAAGGCGGCGACCGGGCTCGGGGCCCACCGGCACCATCAGCACGGCGTCAGCGGCAAGACGGGCAAGCAGAAGCCCGCGGCCGTCGCTGCGCCGCAGCCGGCCGCCGTCGAGGTGCGCCCGGCGGCGCCGGCGCCCAAGCCGGTGTCGCCGAAGGCCGAGCGCGTGCTCGCGTGCCGTGAGCCGGCGTGCGAGGCCGAGTTCGACGTGGCCCGGCCGAGCGACCTGATGCAGCACACGGTGCACGCCCACGGCCGGCGCGCGACGCAGGCCGAGCGCACGCCCGCCAAGCGGATCACCGCCGCGGCCTGAGTGCGTGTTCCGCATCCCCCGCCCGTCCTGGTTCGCCGCGGCGCTGTGCCGCGGCAGCCAGGACCGGGCGTTCTTCCCCGTCAACGGGCGGTCGGCCATGAAGGCCAAGACGCAGTGCGCCGCCTGCCCGGTGATCCACCAGTGCCTCGCCCACGCCCTCGCCGACCCGTCGCTGATCGGTGTGTGGGGCGGCACGACCGAGACCGAACGAGACCAGATGCGAGCCAGGAGGAACAGCGCGTGACCACCATCACGATCCACCGATGCCGATCGTGCGGCCAGCCGATCACGTGGGCCGAGACCGAGGGTGGCGAGCGCATGCCGTGCGACGCCCACCCGGTCGTCGGCGGCAACGTGCGGCTCGTCGAGCGCCCGGGCCGAGTGCCGCTCGCTCGCGTCGTCGGCGACACCGTCGACATGTTCGACGCCACCGACGACGGCACGCGGTTCTACGCCCACTTCGTCACCTGCCCGCAGGCGGCCGAGTGGAGGACGGCGTGATCACCCTCGGAGTCGACCCCGGCAAGAGCGGCGCGATCGCCGCGCTCGACGAGCGCGGGCATTTGCTCGGCGTCGAGGACATGCCCGTCGTCGGGCCGATCATCTCGCCGGTGCTGCTCGACGAGATCGTGCACAACTGGCACGACCCGCTGGCCGAGCACCCTGGCACCGCGGTCGTCGAGGACGTCCATGCGATGCCCAAGCAGGGTGTGTCGTCGTCGTTCTCGTTCGGCCGCTCGCTCGGCGTCGCCGAGGGCGTGCTCGCCGGCGACGGGTGGGCGATCGTCTACGTGTCGCCCGCCCGCTGGAAGCGCATGCTCGGGCTGTCGGCCGACAAGGGCGCCAGCCGCCGCCGGGCGATCGAGCTGTGGCCCGCGAAGGCGAAAGCGTTCGCCCGGGTGAAGGACGACGGGCGCGCCGAGGCGGCGCTGATCGCCCTCTGGCACCAGCGCTACGGGCAGGGGCGTGCAGCGTGAGCCCCGAATCATCTTCGGGGTGTGGCGCGGCCATGGACGACATCGTCGATCCGAAGTGGACCGCGGAGCGTGTTCGTGAAGCGCTGACCGGGCGGTGGCCGGACTCCCGCTACCTGCACGTCTACGAGGCGCCGCTCGACAGTGGACGCCAGGGCTGCAAGATCGACGTAGCCGTGTTCGCCCTGTGGCGCAGCGACCGCCACGAGATCGACGCCGTCGAGGTGAAGGTCTCCTACTCGGACTGGTGCAAGGAGTGGCGGCGCGTCGAGTGGGTCCTCACCACGCACGATGGCCGGCGGGTCACTTCGCCGAAGAAGTGGCCGACGTACGGGCTGAACAACTACCGCGGTGCCGACAAGGTGGTTCTCGAGGGCGACTTCAGCGCCCGGCGCGCTCGCGAGCGCGCCACCCGCCACGGCGTCCCTCCCGACTTCGAGCCGACCGTCGAGCGCGTCGTCACCATCGACACGTCCAAGTCGGCCGACTGGCGCGCCGTCGCCCATCGGTTCTGGATCGCCGCCCCGGCTGGCCTCGCGGTGAAAATCGCCCAGGACGTGAAGGACCAGCCCAAGATGAGCGACTGGGGCGTGCTCGCCGTCGACGGAGCGGGCACGCACGTGCTGGTGGCCCCCGCCAAGCGCACGACGGCACCGCCGCCGCTGTCCCATCAGCAGTGGATCGGCGTCGTCCGCACTGCCGCCGACTGTGGATTGCAGGCGCTCCATCGCGCTGAAGCCCGCGGCGAGCAGCGCGCCCGCGAGGCCGCACAGCGCGAGGCGCAGCGCAAGATGGCTGCGGCGAGGGGTGTGCCGGCATGACGCTCATCGGCTTCCGTTCGCGCAACCACCCCCAGCAACAGGCCAAGGCCGGCGCCGTGCGCGACGTCGACGACCGGGCCACCACGCCCGAGGTGTTCGACCCGCTCGACGCCCGGTTCCGATTCACGATCGACGTGGCCGCGGCGGCGCACAACACCAAGTGCCAGCGGTTCTACAGCGTGCTCGACGACGGGCTCGCCCAGGACTGGACGGGGGAGCGCGTGTGGTGCAACCCGCCGTACAGCTCGATCGCCCCGTGGATCGAGAAGGCGTGGGCATCGCCCGGCGCCGAGCTCGTCGTCATGCTGCTCCCCGCCAACCGCACCGAGCAGGCGTGGTGGCGGGACCTGGTCGAGCCGTGGCGCGACCGGCCGGGCAGCGTGCTGCGCACCGAGTTCCTGCCGGGACGGCTCCGGTTCATCGCCGCCGGCCGTGACCACGTCGGCCCGAACGAGCGCCCACCGTTCGGCTGCGTGCTGCTCATCTGGGACCACTCACAGCGGCCGACGCTGACCCCGCGCCTGACGGCGGAGGTGGCCCGTGGGTGACGCGTTTACCTCTGGGACGGCCCAGCCGTGCTCCGGGCACACCCCGCTGCCCGACGGCTACGTCGCCCGCGCCGAGCGTCACGCCGAGCTGCTGCGCACGCACGTGCAGACCCGCTGCCCCGACTGCGGTCGTTGGGCCATCTGGGTGCCGAAGGCGCCCCCGACCACCGTAGGAGACCCGACATGATCCAAGTTCGAGACGTCGACCTGGTCGACGAGCTGGCCGAGATGGCCGACGACCACCACGTCGAAGCCGTCCGGTGCATCCGTGACGACGCCGGCAACTGGTACGCAGAGGTGAGCACCGACCACGGCAGCTACTCGGCGCAGTCGTGGTGGCGCGTGACCGACACCGAGCCGCTGCACGAGATCCTTAACGCTGCCGTGACGACGGCGCGACCGCTCGGAGACGACTGATGAGCGGCGACACGGTCCGGGTCGTGGCCCGGTTCGACTTCCACGACACCGAGCAGTGGTACTTCGAGGCCGACGATGAGACCGAGCACTGCCCGGCCGACGGCGAGTTCGTCATCGAGGTGCCTGCGCAGCTCTGGCAGCTGCGCGAGGAGGCGCTCGCCACCTACGGCCGGCTCAGCGCCGAGCTGGTCCACCTCGGCGGGCTGAACCCGACCTACTGCGCGCTGGCGGCCCCATGCTCCGAGTTCGTCGGCGATGAGGTGCGCGGCACCCGCGGCCAGTGGGAGCGCTGCGCCGCCTGCGGTCGACACCGGACGTACCACGACCTGGACGCTGAGGCTGCGGTCGGCCTGCTCGCGCCGTCACCGACGTTGCTCGCCCTGGCCGAGCTCGCCGACACGGAGGTGCGCGATGTCTGACCCGCGACAGCCTTCCGAGGTTCCGTCCCGTCGCGAGGTCATCACCGAAGTCCTGGGAGAGTTGGACGCGGCCATGAGGACCGACGAACGGTTTGAGCAGGCCGCCGAAACGGCTGCCTGGCTGGGCTACGGGGTGCTCCGGTTCGAGCACCGAGGCTGGGTCGTCACGGTCCACGCCTCGTGCGCGAAGGCCGCGCCCTCTTGCACGAATCCGCGCCCGTGATCCTGTCGGTGCTGCCACCCTGGATGACCGCCGAGCAGCGCGCCGCCGCGCTCGCCGGGGTGGCGCGCGCCGACGAGGACTGCGCCGCCGCGGCCGAGGCGCCACCGGTGCGGATCGCCCACGACGACATCGTCAGCTTCCGCCCGCCGGCGTTCCTCACCATGGACTACGACCCGACCCACCGACCGAGGACCCGCCGATGACGCCGCTCGACCATGCCCTCGCCTACGCCGCGCTCGGCTGGCGCGTCTGCCCCGTGCCGCTGGGCTACAAGTACCCGCACGGCATCGACCGATGGCAGGAGGCGGCGACCACCGACGAGGCCAGGATCCGGCGCTACTGGGGCCTGCACCCGGATCACGGCATGTGTATCGCCACCGGGCCCGGCTCGGGC